TGGTATGAGGGCGACGACTTCTTTCCGGGCGGCAGCATGGGCAACGTCAATCGTCCGCGTTTCAATCTCTGCAACAAGGGCGGCAAGTTGAAAGCCGGGAGCAAGGCCGAGAGCCTGCTGACGGACAAGCTCAAAGAGCTGCGGAAGGAGCTGCTGACAAAATGAAAGCGCCTGCTTTTCAAACCGAGGCACAGAAAACTTTCTGCCAGACGTTTCAAAAGCTATGCAGCCATACAAGTGCATGGCAGGTGTGGAGCGACTTCGTACAGCTGACTGCGATTGCGTTGTCAAACCGCTGTGATATGCAGGCAAAGCGCGAAAAGCAGTATAACGAGATCATGCAGCAGTACGACAGAGCGGAACAGAGCGTTTTCGCAGAACTGTTTGCACAAATGGTGACAGCACTGGAAGAGCAGCCGGAACAGGATTTCCTTGGTGATATGTTTATGCGGCTGGAACTTGGCAGTCATTGGCATGGTCAGTTTTTCACTCCGTACAGTGTGTGCAGGCTGCTGTCGTCGGTAACAATCCGAAGTGCTGTCGAACAGGTAGCAGAACACGGATACTGTAAGGTGAACGACTGTGCGTGCGGTGCGGGTGCAACGCTGATCGCGGCGCGAAACAGTCTGCAACACGCGGGCATCGGAACGGATCAGACGTTGTTCGTAGGGCAGGACGTAGACCGCACGGCGGCGCTGATGTGTTACATTCAACTCAGCCTGCTTGGCTGTGCCGGTTATGTAGTGATTGCGGATACACTGTCAAACCCGGCAGTGGGAAAAATCATTCCGCGCCGGAAAGCAGGTCAGGACATCTGGTTCATGCCGGGATTGTATTTGTCAGATGCCTGGTGTGAACGGATACGATGGGAGATGATGATGTGCAACTGACAGAAAAATTGATCGACCGATTGCTGGATGTGTATATACAGTCAGGCAGCGACCTGCAGATTGTCAAGAGTCAGCTGGAGATCATTCTGTATGATTACGATGTCCGCCCAAAGGAAACAGCAATCGTGCCCTATGGCAAAACACGCAATGAGGTGCTGATGAAGCGATTTGCAGTCGCCAAGGCGGTTGCGGGTCGCAGTCCGCGCACGATAGAGGTTTATCTGCAAGCTGTGGGGCTGTTCCTGCGCACAATCCAGAAAAATGCGGACGAGGTGCGCAGCGAGGATATACAGGTGTATATCGCTCAACTGATGACCAAAGGACGAACGAAGACATACTGCAATGACGTTAGACGGTTTCTGTCCAGCTTCTACACCTATTTGACTAAAGAAGAGATTATAACCAGAAATCCGATAGATCGCGTGGAAGCTATTAAGTGCAAGCGCAGAAAAGAGCCGGCGTTTACTGATATGGAAGTTGAGCGAATGCGTGTAGCTTGCAGAACGTCATTTGAAACAGCAATAATCGAAACGCTGCTGTCTACCGGATGCCGCGCCGCAGAGGTGTGTGCAATCCGAAAGGACGACATCAACGGCGATAAAATTACTGTGACCGGTAAAGGCGACAAGGTGCGGACGGTATACCTGAGTGCAAGAGCTCTTGTTGCGATCAATGCATATCTCAAGGAACGCAGCGATAACAACGAATATCTGTTTCCGAGGCGCATTGCGAAGCCATCACGCAAGGAGGCTTGGTTTCGGAATCCGGATATGGTCGCAGAGGGGCATTTCTCACGCGAAAGCGTGAATTGCTTGTGTAAGCGCGTTGCTGAAAGGGCGGGCGTTCAGGGCGCTCATGCACACCGTTTTCGCCGGACTTGTGCAACATTTGCTCTGCGGCGCGGTATGCCGATCGAAATGGTTTCCATGATGCTCGGGCATGAAGAGCTTTCTACGACACAGATTTACTTGGATGTGCGAGAGAATGATCTTCAGATCGCGCACGAAAAATACGTTTTTTGAGGTGATAACCGTGAAAACCGATGAACTGATTATGGCTTTGCAGAAACTGAAAGTGCAGACCGGCTCTCTGGCCTGCCTCGGCTGCAAACACGAGGATACCTGCGGTGAGCATGGCTGTGCCCTGATCCGCGAGGCGGTAACGCAGCTGATCGAGCAGAACGGCTGGGTCAATCCAAAGGAGCGCCTGCCGGAGCGCGGTGTGCCGGAATGCCCGATGGAAACGGAGTATCCGTGGATTGATGCCGATTCGGACGGCTTTTGCAATCAGGGTGTGAAGAAGAAAGGCGAGGAGCACAACAATGACTAAATACAGCGATAAAGTTCGGCGCTACCTCGTGTGGCGCTACGGTATTACGGACAGGGAGGGGAAACATTGAACAAGCGTGAGGACTGGTGGGAGTACACGAAGCGCATCATCCGGTCATACCCGGCACTGTGCCGCAAGGCGGAGAGCGTGGGAGACATACCGTGCACACCGGCCTACGGCGCGTCCGGCGGTCACAGCGGCGGCGGCAGTCCGGTTGAGCGTGCGGTCGTTGACCGCCTGACGGACAAGGAGCAGCGGCGGTATGATGCGGTGCAGGCTGCCATTTCGGAAACTGAGCGCATGAAGCACGGCCACCAGCGCATGGAGCTGATCGACCGCGTGTACTGGAAGCGCAGCCATACGCTGTATGGTGCGGCGATGTGCGCGCCGGTGAGTGAGGCAACTGCTAAACGGTGGAACGGTACATTTGTGCGGTTGGTGGCAGAAAAATTAAATTTGCCGTAAAAATGATACTTCGTGCAGTGAAAGCCGTGGTATCCTTGTATCATGAAGTTCGCAGGGGTGAAACGCAGACCCTGTGACCTCCTGCTTCATGCCATTGGAGTACATCTCTCTGAAAGAGCACTCTCGTTCGAGGGTGCTTTTTCATATTCGAAAGGAAGAAGCCGTTATGTTGAAAGCCTGTCCGTGGTGCGGACGGATCCACGACAGCCGAGAGGACTGCGGAAGAAAACCGATGAAGAAATATCGGCGCGAAGAAAACGAGCGCGGACGCAACACGCGAGCATGGAAACGCAAAGCGGAGCAGATTAAAACAGACAGTCACTACCTGTGCGAGAACTGTCTTTCGCAGGGGGTACTCACATGGGATGGACTGGAAACCCACCATATCATCAAGCTGCGGGAACGTCCTGATCTATTACTGGACGATGATAACCTCGTGTGTTTATGCGAAAAATGCCACAAAAAAGCCGATGCCGGTACAATATCCGCGGATTTTTTGCGACAGCTCGCAAAAAAACGAAACAATATTCCCCCCGGACACGCAGAATTTTTGAGTGTAAGCGGCTGTACACCAACCGCGGACCTCGGCGTAAAAATAATTCCCAAAATAAGTTTGCAAAGGAGTGAGGGCAAGTGAGCCGACCAAGTAAAACGACCGCTGTGCTGGGCGAAGAAAAGCGTTCGCACCGGACGAAAGCAGAGCTCCGGCAGCGTGCTGCTGCGGAAAATGCCCTCATCACCGGCAAGAAAATGCGAGAGCGCCCGGAGGTCAAGGATAATGAGAAAGCACATAAGGAGTGGCAGCGTATCAGAGGACTGCTCGAAGCCGCCGGAAAGAATGAGGCGCTGTACGAGGCGACTATCAACCGGTACTGTATGCTGCACGCTGAATGTTTGGACTTTGAGCGCAAGCGGCAGTTGTTTTCCGATCAGCTGGACGAGCTGACCGAGAATACAGAATTGGAAGCAGCGGACCGATACAAATATCAGGCGCAGATGCAGAAGAACATTCTTTCTGTGGACAAGCAGCTCCAAACCAAGCGCCGCATGATGCTCGACATTGAGAAAGAGTGCGCTATGACCATTTCGGCAGCCATGCGCAGCATTCCTAAAACCACAGCCGAACCGAAAAATCCGCTGATGGGGATTCTGAACGATGACGATCCTTGACAGCCGAGCAGTGCATTATGCCCGCTGGTGCGTGCAGCATGATAACCCGAAGGCTCCGCACTACGTTAAGCTACAGGCTGCACAGTGGCTGGACATCGCAGAGGGACGGAACACGGAGGCGCTCATCGACGAGAAAGCATACAGGCGGATCTGCAAGCTGCTGCGGCTGATGGTCCATCCGGATCTGAACTGCCCGATGTATGACGGTCTTGAAGATTATGCGTGGCTGCTCATCACAGCGGTGTTCTGCACCAAAACAACGGACGGCCGCCGCTATTATGAAACCGCTCTGCTCGAGATCGCGCGAAAGAACTTCAAGACATTCAACAGTGCGGTCATTTTCATTCTGCTCATGCTGACCGAACCGGTGTTCTCTCGTTTTTTCTCGGTCGCACCGGACCTGAAGCTGTCCAGTGAGTTGAAAATTGCTATTCGGAAAATCATCAAGTCCTCGCCTGCACTGGCGGACGAAAGTGTGTTCAAGGTGCTGCGGAGCGAAATCCGCTGCCGACTGACCGATAGCGAGTATGTGCCGCTGGCTTACTCACAGGACAAGATGGACGGCAAACTGGCGAACGCTTTTCTGGCGGACGAGGCAGGCGCGATGGATGCCTACCCAATCGAGGCCATGCGCTCCTCGCAGATCACGCTGCGTTCCAAGCTGGGCATTATCATTTCCACACAATACCCGAACGACAACAACGCCATGCTGGACGAGATCGACATCTCAAAAAAGGTACTCGATGGACTGATTCCCGGCAGGCGTTTTTCTCTGCTGTACGAACCGGACACCGAGCTGACCATGCGGGACCGCTGGCAGACAGATGACACCGTAATTTATCAGGCGAATCCGGCAGCTGTCAGCAATCCGAATATCTTTGAGGCGGTGTGCGATATGCGCACCATGGCAATTCTCTACGAGAATAAGCGTGAGAACTTCCTGTGCAAGCACTGCAATATCAAGTATAAGGGCCTCGGCGTAGAGGGCTATGTGGATATTGCAAAGGTGCGGGAGTGCCGCCGTGAGGAAGACCTCGATTTCTGGCGAGGAAAACCGGTCTATCTTGGACTGGATCTGTCGCAGACGGACGATAACACCGCCGTTGCGATGGCGACCGCCGAGGATGGTATTCTCTATGCAAAAGTGTGGGGATTTCTTCCGGCGGATCGCAAGCTGTTCAAAACCAAGAAAGAGAATGTGGATTACGACCGTCTGATTCGGCAGGGCGCGTGCCTTGCCTGCGGTGATGAGGTCATCGACTATGGCTTTATTGAGCAGTTCATTCTCGGACTGGAGGAACAGTATGGCGTGCGCGTGATCCAGTGCGGCTATGACCGCTGGAACGCCATCTCGACCGTGCAAAAGCTGGAGGCCGCCGGTATGGAGTGTGTAGAGATCAAGCAGCATTCGAGTGTGCTGCACAGTCCGACCAAGCTGCTGAAAGAGAAGATCCTCGGCCGCCGGTTCCGGTACGACGAAAACGCCATGCTGGAGATTAACTTTCAGAATGCACGATGCACCGAGGACACCAATCTGAACAAATACGTCAACAAGAAGAAATCCTCCGGTAAGGTGGACATGGTGGTCGCTCTGCTGAACGCCACCTACCTGATCGAGCAGGATATGCTGTTCGGCAGCGAGGATTTCATTGCACAGACATAAGGAGGACAAGCAAATGGGACTGCTGAAACGCTTTCGGCGGCAGGAGATTCGCGCCGATCCGGACGAAACCATGTTTGAAGATGCGCTGCTGACCGCACTGCTTGGCAGCGGCAAAGCAACCAAGCAGATGGCTTTACAGGTACCGACGGTCAGCGGAGGTATCGACCTGATCGCCAACGTGGTAGCCGGTACGCCGGTAAAGCTCTACCGGGAGGAAAACGGCAAAGCGATTGAGGTGCCGAACGACCCTCGGGTGCGCCTGCTGAACGACGAAACCGGCGATACGCTGAACGCGAATGAGTTTTGGCACGCAATGATTCGCGATTATTACACCGGTAAAGGCGGCTATGCCTACATCAACCGCGTGCGCGGAGAAATTCGCAGTCTGCATTATGTGGATGAGAGCCGCGTAGCAGTGAACCGCAACACAGATGCCATCTTCAAGGACTTTGACCTGTTGGTAGATGGCACGGTCTATCGTCCGTTCGACTTTCTCAAGCTGCTGCGCAACACAAAAGACGGCGCGGTCGGTGTTCCCATCACCGAAGAAAATGCCAAGCTGATCGAGGTTGCGTATCAGTCGCTGTGCTTTGAGCTGTATCTCGTCAAAAAGGGTGGCAACAAAAAGGGCTTCCTCCAGAGTGAGAAACGCCTCGATAAAGCCTCAATGGACGAACTCAAGCAGGCATTCGCCAATCTGTACAGCAACAGCAGCGACAATGTAGTTATTCTCAACAACGGTATCCGCTTTCAGGAGAGCAGCAACACCTCGGTCGAGATGCAGCTTAACGAAAACAAGCAGTCCAACGCAGAGGAGTTTGCGAAGATCTTTCATATCTCTACTGCCGAGATGGGCGGCACGGCCGGCGATACGGCAAGCCTTGCCAAGCTGGCGGCAATCCCTCTGATGAAAGCCATCGAGTGTGCGCTCAACCGTGATCTGCTGCTGGAGAAAGAGAAAGGATTGCTCTACTGGGCATTCGACACTAAGGAACTGCTCAAGGGCAGCATGAAAGAACGGTTTGATGCCTACAAGACCGCACTCGATGCCAACTTCATGCAGGTGGACGAGGTTCGCTTTGCAGAGGACATGGAGCCGCTCGGTCTGACATGGATCAAGCTGGGCTTGCAGGACGTTCTCTACGACCCGAAAACCAGTACCATCTACACGCCGAATACCAATCAGATGCAGCACATGACAGAACAAACGCTGCAGGTACCGCAGGAGGGAGGTGAAACGCTATGAAAATCGAAATTCGCGCAGACGGCGCCCATATCTCCGGTTATGTGAATGTTACCGGAAAGCGCAGCCGTCCGGTCATCACGCCGCACGGCAAGGTTATCGAGGAGATCGAGCCGCGCGCGTTTGAACAGGCTATCGGCAGAGCCGGTAATATCACGGTCACGGTCGATCACGACAATAGCCATGTGTATGCCAGCACGGACGACGGCACGCTCAAGTTATTTGAGGACGACATCGGGCTGCACGCTGATGTGCTGGTGACGGATGAAACCCTCATTGAGCTTGCGAAAAAGGGCAAGGTCAAGGGCTGGAGCTTCGGGATGTACAATGTACAGGACGAGGTGGAGCCTCGCGCCGATGAGCTGCCGCTGCGAAAGGTCAAATCGCTCGATCTGGACCATTTGACGCTGGTCGTTCGCAAAACGCCGGTGTACTCTGCGACCTCGGTCGAGGTTCGTGCAGACACACAGGTCGAGATTGAAACGCGCACGATTGAAACACCGCTGCAGGTCGAGCAGATCACCCCGAAATATGACAACACCGCCTATCACAAGCGCGTGCAGGCGGTAACGAGAAAGGAAGGAACCTAAATGACTAATCTGAAAGCCCTGATGGAGCGCCGCGAGGAGCTTCGTCAGAACATGGAAACCCTTGTCAACACGGCGGATACCGAGTGCCGTGCCATGACCGAGGAGGAAACCGCACAGTTTGATGCGGCAGAGAGCGAGATTCGCGCCATTGATGCAACCATCGAGCGCGAGGAGCGTACTCGTGGCGTATCCAATCTGCCTGCACCGACGGATGCCGAGGAACGTGCTGCCGCAGAGGAGAGCGCATTTGTCGATTATGTCATGGGCCGTGTATCCGAGCTGCGTGCCGGTGAACAGAACCTGACCATGGCAAACAACGGCGCGATCATTCCGACCAGCATTGCGGACCGCATCGTAACTGCCGTGCGCGACCGCTGCCCGATCCTGTCCGGCGCGACTATTTACCGCGTGAACGGTACTCTCAAGGTGCCGGTATGGGGTAAGGCCAACACCACGCATGACATCGCCGTTGGCTACCAGACCGAATTTACCGAGCTGACCGCTGATTCCGGTAAGTTTACCTCGGTCGATCTGAGTGGCTATCTGGCCGGTGCGCTGACCCTGATCGGCAACAGCGTTGAGAACAACAGCGTGTTCAATGTCACCGACTTCATCATCAACCAGATGGCAGAGGAGATCGCACTGTTCCTCGAAAAGGAGCTGCTGAACGGCACCTCCGGCAAGGCGACCGGCGCACTCTCTACGCCGACTGTTGTCACTGCGGCATCGGCAACGGCTATCACTGCCGATGAGCTGATCGAGCTGCAGGCACAGGTCAAGCAGGTCTATCAGGCGAATGCCTGCTGGACGATGGCACCCGAAACCTTTACTTCGCTCAAGAAGCTCAAGGATTCCAACGGCCGCTATCTGCTGCAGGACGATGTGACTGGCGAGTTCCCGTACCGTCTGCTCGGCAAGCCGGTGTATCTGTCCGACAATATGCCGAAACTGGCGGCAGGCGCAAGCGCTGTGCTGTACGGCGATTACAGCGGCCTGTCGGTTAACCTGCGTGAGGACATCTCGATTCAGGTGCTGCGCGAGAAGTATGCGACTCAGCACGCTATCGGCGTTGTCGCATGGTTCGAGTTCGACAGCAAGGTAACGGACAGCCAGAAGCTGGCCGTGCTCAATATGAAATCTGCGTAACGGAAAGGATGACAGCGCATGAAGCTGAGCGAGATCACGACAGGGACCGCCGCTGGCTATCTGCGTTTGGAGGACGGCGAGTATGACGAAAATCTGCTCGCCGCCGTCATGCAGGCTGCGCGGTCGTATATCGAGCACTATACCGGACTTTCGACGGCAGAGCTGGACGAGTACGAGGACGTTTCCATTGCGTTCCTTGTGCTGTGTCAGGATCTTTATGATAACCGCACGATGTATCCGGATACCCGCTATGCCGCCAATGCGAACCGCGTAGTAAGCAGTATTCTGGATCTGCACGCGAGGAACCTGTTATGAACATCAATCCCGGAGAACTGAAGCACCGTATTCAGATCATTCGCCGTGACCGTACAGCGGATGCAGACGGTTATGACACCATCGCGGAAACAGTGGTGCATACCTGCTCGGCTAAGCTGACACAGGTCAGCGGTACTGAGCTAGTACAGGCGAATGCGGATTTTGCACGGACAAAGGTGCGGTTTCTCATTCGGCACACGGCAAAGCCTATTGATCGGAAGATGCTTGTGCGGTACGCCGGAACAGATTACGAGATCGTATATCTCAACCGTTATGGCGATACGCGAGAGTATATGGAAATCTGGTGCGAACGGCAGACACAGGAGGGATAGCATGAGCATGAACAATAAAATCCGAGCAGCGGTGCTGCCGGTGGTTTCTGTATGCGTTCCTGACCTGTACACAGGTGAGAAAACGACCTATTGTACGTTCCAGTACACGGAGATGCCGCAGGCGTTCGGCGATGATATGCCGCAGATCACAGTTTATCTGGTGCAGTTACACCTTTTCGCACCGTGCGGAGAGAATGTGCTGCCTTTGCGAAAGCAGCTGCGCAACGCGCTGCTCTCTGCTGGATTTACCGCACCGCAGGTGGAAAATGCATCAGATGAGGTGAGCCAGCACTACGTTTTTGAGTGCGAATACGCAGGAGGCTTTGATAATGGGGATTAGCATGAACGGCTTTGACGAGCTGATCTTCGCGTTTGATGAGCTTTCCGAGATGCCGGACAGCGTACTGGACGGTATGCTGGAGGCAGGTGCAAAGGTTGTGGAGCGCGTGACCAGGGAAACCGGCGAAAGCTACGGCGTACATCGTACCGGCGTTACGCTCGGCGCGATCGGACACGATGCACCGCGCAAGACGGCAGACGGCAAGGCTGTGTATATCTATCCGAAAGGCAGCACCGCGAATGGCTCGAACAAGACCAAACGCAATGCCGAGGTCGCTTATATCAACGAATACGGCAAGAAGAACCAGCCGCCGCGCCCGTTTATGCGCGACGGTGCAGAACGTGCCGCCGGAGAGGCGGTACAGCAGGAAGAACAGAAATTCAACGACTATCTAACGTCCAAGGGACTGTAAGGAGGAAAAACTATGGCACAGTTTGGAGCAAAATGCCCGATGTTCGCCCCGTTCAAGACCGAACCGGCAGCAGCGCTGCCGACTTATGATACGGCAGTGACCGTGGGCGCACTGGTCAGCGCAAACCTGACCGTCAACCTCGCCAGCGGCGAGCTGTACGCGGATGATGCCCTCAAGGAGCAGCTTTCTGAGTTCGCTTCCGGTACAGTAGCGCTGGAAACCGATGATATGACCGATGCCGTTGCACAGGTTATCTACGGTGCGACCGGCGATTCCAGCAAGACCGGTGAGCTGAAGTTCAACAAGGGCGATACCGCGCCGTATGGCGGCTTCGGCTACTATAAGGTGCTCATGCGCGACGGCCAGAAGGTGTACAAGGGCTGTTTCTATCCCAAGGTACGCGCAGCACTCGGCAACGACAATGCGGCAACCCGTGGCAACAGCATTACCTTTGGCACCACGCCGACTACGCTGACCGTGTTCGCGTGCAATACCGGCGACTGGCGTATTACCAAGGAGTTTACCGGTGACGGCGCCGAGGCGAATGCTCTTGCATGGCTGAAAGAAAAGCTGGCAGTTGCCGGCGGCTGATAAATGCGAAAAAGGGACTGACGAAACTGCTCAGTCCCTTTCCATTTCGGAGGAAATAATATGAATGAGGTAAAAACGACCGTGTGCGGCACGGAATATCACCTGCTGTTCAACGGCTATGCGATGTTTGCTGCGCAGGATATGTTCGAGAACCGTCAGCTTGGCGAGATTGTACAGGACAATACCGCGGAGGGCTTTGTCAATCTGTGCCGCGTGTTCTGCCTGCTTGCGGAACAGGGAGAGCTGGCTCGACGATATGAGGGCTACGACAGGGGCGAAACGCCGGACGAGGAGCGACTGCGTGCTGCGGTCATGCCCTATGACGTGATTGCTATGCGTCAGTCGGTGCTAGAGGCACTCATGCGCGGCTACAAGCGCGATGTACCGGAGGAGGAAACCGACCTCGGACTGGCTGAACTGCAAAAAAAAAGAACCGCAAAGCGGTCAAAGCAGACTACCTCCGCATCGGAGCCGTGAACGGTCTGGGCGTGAAGGAAACACTGCTGCTGCCGGTCGGCGTGGTGTTCGACCTGTTGGAAAGCTACGCCAGAGCGCACCGTCCGCCCAAGCAGGACATATAAAAACACCGCCCATGACGGACGGTGCTTAGTCGTTTTCTATGATCCTACGGGCTTCATACAGGGTGATACCCTGCTGCTGCGCCAGATCAGCAATAGCAAGGTCACGCGCACGACGGCGCTTTTTGCGGCGGTTTTCACGGATAACGTAACCGACACCACAGGCAAAGCCGATCACAGCCGCGATACCGACCGGAAGATAGATAAAAACAGCACCCATGAAAACCCCTCCTTTGTGCTTTCAATATAGCATAAAACAGGGCAGAATGCAACGCTTTTTGGAGTGAAAAACAATGGCTACACGAAAAATCAGTACAAGGCTTGCCATTGAGGGCGAAAGTGCCTATAAGCAGGCGATCCGCGACTGCAACAATGAAATAAAAACCATGCGCTCCGAGCTGACACTGGTGCAGAGCAAGTATCAGACGAGCGCAAACAGCATGGAAGCGCTGAAAGCCAAGGGTGAGGCACTCGGCCGCGCATTTGAAGCGCAGAAACAGAAAGTAGAAACTCTGAAAGCGGCGTTGGAGAACGCCCAGAGCGCCCAGCAGAACCACGCTTCCGCAACTGAGGAATACCGCGCAAAACTGACTGCCGCACAGCAGGAGCTTGACCGGCTGAAAAACAGCACCGGTGATACGGCAGAGGAGCAGGAAAAGCTCCAGAACGAGATAACGGAACTGAGCGCCGCGCTGGAAGCCTCTGAGGCAAAAGAGCAGGCGGCGGCCCGTGGTGTCAGTGAGTGGCAGCGTCAGCTCAACTATGCCGAAAGCGACCTGAACGACCTCGGAACCGAGGTGCAGCGCAACAACCAGTATATGCAGGAGGCAGAGCACAGCTTCCGCGATACGGCAAGCAGCATTGATGAGTTTGGCAATCAGACCAAGGGTACGGCGAATGCCATTGATACGCTGGCATCTTCTTTGGCGGCGGCAGGTGTTGCCGGAGGTCTGCGGACGATTGCCGAGGGACTGAAAAGCTGCGTTGCGGCATCGGTCGAGTTTGAAAGCGCCATCACTGGTGTGTTCAAAACGGTTGACGGCACAGATGAACAGCTTTCCGCGATTTCGGACGGTATCCGACAGATGGCAACGGAAATTCCGGCCACTACGACCGAGATATCCGCCGTTGCGGAATCGGCAGGACAGCTCGGCATTGCGACCGATGATGTGCTGTCGTTTACGCGGACGATGATCGACCTGGGCAACAGTACCAACCTTACCGCCGATGAGGCAGCAAGTGCCTTCGCCAAGTTTGCCAACATTACCGGCACGGCTGCGGAGGATTACGGACGTCTGGGTTCGACGGTCGTTGCGCTCGGCAACAACTTCGCTACCACCGAGGCGGATATTGTGGCGATGTCTACGCGGCTTGCCTCGGCAGGTACGCTTGCCGGACTGAGCGAAAGCGAGATCATGGCGCTTGCCACGGCGATGAGCTCGGTCGGCATTGAAGCCGAGGCAGGCGGCACGGCAATGACACAGACGCTTTCCGCCATCGAAAGCGCCGCTGCAAAGGGCGGTGACAGCCTGCAGCAGTTTGCCGATGTGGCAGGCGTGTCCGCAACCGAGTTTGCCAAGCTGTGGAGTACCAGCCCGATCACAGCAATCCAGAAGTTTATCGCCGGTCTGGGACAGCTGGACGAAAAGGGCGAAAGCGCTGTGCTGGTGCTGGATGAGATGGGCCTGTCTGGTGTACGGCAGAGCAATATGCTCAAAAGCCTTGCGCTGGCAAGTGATACCTTGAGCGGCGCGGTCGCGCTGTCCTCGCAGGCGTGGTCGGAGAACACAGCACTCAGCGAAGAAGCCGGAAAACGCTATGCAACGACCGAAAGCCGAATCGAGATGTGCAAAAACGCGGCTGTCGGCTTGCAGGCGGCGATCGGTGATGCACTGACACCGGCGCTCGGCAATCTGGCCGATGCAGGGACCGAGGGCTTTGTCTGGGCGGCGCAGTTCATCGAGCAGAATCCGGCGCTCGTGCAGGCGTTCACCGCTACGGCTGTGGCGATGGGCGTGGTAACGGCAAGCGTGACCGCCTATACGGTAGGTGTCAAGGCGGCAGAGATCGCAACGACCGCATTCAACGCCATTCTGGACGCAAATCCGATGTATCTGGTCGGCACAGCTGCAGTTGCCGCCATCGCTGCGTTTGCTACGCTGGCGCTGACGGTCGATGATGATACCGAATCGTTCTCTGATATGACCGAGGCGGCACGCAGTGCAAAGGATGCTGTCGCGGAAAGTCAGACCGCCACAGCAGATGCAGCTGCTACGGCTGCGGCCAGTGCCGAAACCGCCTCCGGTTACGTTGCCCGTCTGTGGGAATTGCAGGAGCAGGGCAACGCGACAAGCGAAAGTCAGGCGGAAATGAGCGTGCTGGTCGGCAAGCTGAACGCACTGTATCCGGACCTCAATCTCACTATTGACGAGAATACCGGTTCTTTGAGCGAGAACACGGAAAAACTGCTCGAGAACATCGAAGCCCAGAAACAGGCTGCCATCGACACTGCATTTGATGAGCGCAAGACTGAGCTGCTACAGCAGCAGGCTGATGTTGAGGTGGAACTGGCGACCAATCGTGCGGCGCTCAATGACCTGCGGGAGCAGGAAAACGCGTTGACCGAGGAGAACAACTCGCTGAATGAGCGGAACGCTGAGATTTATGACGAACTGGCGACCCTCGGTGATGATGACCTCGCACGCCGTGCCGAACTGGAAAGTGAGTTGTACAGCAACAACGAGGCTATCAACGCCAACGCTGAAGCTGCCGCCGATCTGCGCGATCAGCAGCAGACGGTGAACGATGCCATTGATGAGGGTACAGAAGCCAGCGGCGAGTTGTCTGATGAACTCGACCGGCTGACCGAGGCTATGGAGCAGAACGCAGAAGCCTCTCCGGAACTCGCGGAGGCAACTGCCGAACTGCCGGAGGAGCTGCAAAAGGCTGCAGCCTCGGCCGAGCAGGCATACGATGCCTATGTGCAGCTTTACAACGAAACGGCAGCCAAGGCGGTCGAAAGCATTGAGAGTCAGATCGGTCAGTGGGAGAAGATGGACAACACGACCAAAACTTCCGCATCGACCGTACAGGCCGCCCTGCAAAGTCAGATCACCTATATGCAGAACTATGCGGCCAATATGCAGAGCCTGCAGAACCGCAATATCGAGGGCATCGAGCAGCTGGCGGCTGCACTGGCTGACGGATCGACCGAAAGTGCTGCTATTCTGGCCGGTCTTGCCGGTGCGACAGACGCGGAGATCGCACAGATCGTCAAGTCGATGGGCGAAGTGTCCGCCGGTAAGGATGCCATGGCAGATGCCATGGCGGGCGCCGATACCGAGGTACAGGCTGCAATGAACAAGGCAGTACAGGCCGCTAATAAGCGCGACGAGATGTACAGAGCCGGTTCGGATTCTGCGCAGGGTCTTATTAACGGTTTGAACTCCAAGGTAAAAGAGGCCTCGGCGGCAGGCAGCCGCGCTGCTGCGGCTTACATGGCAGCATACAAAGCCGGGATGGATCAGCATTCGCCGTCCCGTGCGATGTACCGCGCCGGTCAGGATACTGTACAAGGCCTGATTCTCGGTCTGGCGGCCAAGGGTGCGATGGTCACCTTACAGGCCCGCAAGGTCGCGCAGCAGATGCGTGAAACCTTTACCGGCAGCAACAAGACAATGTTCACCGCCGGTGAGGCACAGATCGATGCATTGATCGATGGCTTCAAATCGCAGGAAACCGAGTTGAAAAAACAGGCAGAGCAGGCGAAAAAGCTGCTCACCGAGCAGTTCAAGGATAATGACGAGGCAAAAGAGCTTATCGATGACTACATGGACTATTATGTGGATTCCATCGAGAGTACGACCAAGACCGCAGAAAATTTCGCCAAGCAGACCCAGAGCGCGCTTGATGAAATTGAGGATGCCTGGGACGAAGCGGCAAAGAAACAGGAAAGCATGGTCAAACGCCTGTCGGATTACGGTGACTTGTTCCAAGAGAAGGACGGGCGGTATCAGGTTGAGGATCTGAATAAACAGATCGATGCGCTCAACCGTTATGAAGAAGTCCTGACCCGTTTGCGGGACGAGCGCGGCATTTCGGATGATTTGCTTGATGAGATCGCCTCCATGAATATCGACGATGCCATCGGCTACGGCGAGAAACTGCTGGCGATGAGCGATGACAAGTTCGAGGATTACGTTACTGCGTGGGAAACCAAACAGCAGCGTGCACTCGAGATCGCCCAGAAATTCTATCAGTCCGAGTTCCAGGCGCTTAGCGAGGCCTATGGTGATACGCTTACGCAGGGCCTTGAGGAGCTGAATAATATCGGCTATGGCAGCGGTAAGGAATTTGCACAGTACCTGATGGATGGCATGAAGTCGCAGGAGAGTGCAATCATGGCGCAGGCACGGCGTATCGCCAGTGAGGTCAGAGCGACCATTGATGCTGCGCTCAGTTTCAGCGGTTCATCCTCTAAATCCTCGTCCAAGAAAAACGGATCTCATGCCGCCGGCCTGGATTATGTGCCGTTTGACGGCTATATTGCCGAACTGCACAAGGGCGAGCGCGTGCTGACCGCATCGGAAACGCAGGCGTATATGGATGCGAACACGCCGTCCGGCTTTACGTTGCCGCAGGCTCGGCAGCTTGCAGAACAGCAGACCGCCGCTCTTGTGAACGCCATCGGCACACTGACCGCCGGTGCCGCTGCACCGCAGCAGGACGGATCGGCAACAATCATCCTGCAAACAGGTGAGGGCATGGAAATTGCCCGCTGGCTGCTGCCGAGTATTCGAGCCGCTGCAAAACAATCTCCGGAAGTGGAGCGTGATTTCTGATGACACAATTAAGTATCAACGGCATTGACCTGCCGGAAACGAAAAACGGCAAGTACAAATGTTATGAGCAGGAACTGGGCGAGAATATCCGCATGATCTCCGGTCGGCTTGTGACCGAGGTAAGGTCAAGCGTGCGCGTGATCGAGTATTCCTATGACTACATGGGAAACGACCTCATGCGCCGCCTGCTGACGGCGCTGCGTTCGCGCAGCGACCTCTCGGTGCAGTTCCTCGATCCGCTTTCGGACAGTATGCAGAGCGCCTCGTTCCGCTGCACCAAGCAGCCTGCACCGCAGTTTGCGTTTTCACGGGACGGTGTAGGACTGTGGAATAACATCGCATTTACGCTGGAAGAAGTGGAGGGGAGCTAATGCAGCAGGCAAGTAATGCGTATGCGCAGGCCATCACAGCCGGTTATCGGCGTATCCTGCCGCGTGCGCTCATTGACATCACCGACCCTGATCTGGTTTATGACCCGGTTACAAGTTCGGGGCAGTCGTGGGTATCTGTACCACAGGAGCTGTGCAACAAGGTATTTAACACGCCCACGCTGTACGCCAGTCTGGAAAGCGAACGCTGGGCGCTGGATGGCTCTCGTGCGCTGCATCCGGGTATGCCGAATATCACCGGTGAAAATGGCTTTGTCGGCGCTGTGCTTAGTCAGGACGACAAGACTTTCGCCGTGAAACCGTGGGTGCAGCTGAATGTGCATAACCTCGGTATCATGCAGGCGTGCTCGGTATACTTTTCGCAAAACGAATGTGACGGCCTCGGTACGGACTTTACAGTCGAAGTCATGAGCGGCGACACCGTCGGTTATCGGGAAACGGTTACCGGTAATACAGATGCCAGCGTATACTTCGAGGGTTTTACCGTGCATGATGTTACCGCAATCCGCGTGACCTTTGCGAAATGGAGCCTGCCGCACCGCTTTGTCCGTATGGTTGAGATCGTACCGGGCATTTACGAAAGCTGGGAGGCGGATACGCTGTACTCCATCGACGTTATGCAGGAGATTGCTTTTAACTGCATGAAAACGCCCTATGGCACTTGCAGCCTGCAGGTCCACAACAAGAAGAAGCGCTTCAATCCCTATAACCGTTCCGGCCTGTTTCAGTCCATCGAGGAACGGCAGGGAATTCAGGTGTCCATGGGTGTGGAAACCGAAACCGGCGCAGAGTATCTGCCGTTGGGCGTGTATTATCAGCAGTCTGGCGGCTGGGAAACCGATGCCTATGGCCTGACGATCGAGTTTAAGCTGGTTGATATTATCGGTCTGTTGGCGGACCGTGACTATAATGTTCCGGCAACGCTGCCGACAACACTGTCCGGCTGGATTGCTTCGATGGTGGCGCTGCTCGGCGAGAATTTCACAAACTGCTGGATTGTGGATGAACCGCTCGGACAGATCGTTCTTACAGTGAACAGCGCGGACGAGCTGAAAGACATGAACTGCGGTAATCTGCTGCGGTATTTATGTATGGCGGCGCAGACTGCATTCCGCGCCGATGCAGTGACCGGTAAACTGCGAGTGTTTCTGCCCAAGAGAACGGACGGTGTGACAATCGGTGCGGATAACATGAATAGCTATCCGAAGAACCAGCCGGAGGACAGCATCGCACAGATCAAGTTCCGGCTGGCTGATGAAGACAATACTGAGCATACCGTAAATGGCACACTGGCTGCTGCGGATAAGTCGCTTTCAATCAGCAATCCATTCATTCACACCGCGGCGCAGGCTGATGCTGCCGCACAGTATATTCTCTCATGGTACGGCCGCACCCAGTTTACCGTGTATGGCCGCGGCGATATGCGCTGCGAGTTGGGTGACGTTGACAGCGTGTGGACAGGATTTGATGAAAATGCTTCCGGACGGCGCTTCAAGCAGCAGTTCAAAATTGAGAACGGCGTAATGAAGAATGTACCATCCTACTTGTTGGAGGTGACGGACAATGCCGGATAAACTGATCTATGATCGAACCGCTGCGGATGTTGCCCGCGTAAATGAGCTGATGCGCAAGGTGCGTGCAGGTTCAGCGACCGATGCAGAACGCGCGGAATGGCTCGGCGGCAGGATGAAAGGCGCATGGAATGCCTCTGACCTGAACCGGATCAATGACTGGCTTGCCTATCTAACGGATTTTCTGGAAGCACAGGGTTATTCAGCAGCCGTTTTTCTGCGGCACACTCCGTGGACAAAAGCTGATTTCCCAACGCGGAACGACATTGACCGAATCCGCCGCAACGTAGAGGCACTGCAAAATTGTTTCTTCGCTCTGCCGGACTGGCGCGAAATTGTGTACAACGGAACGATGAATTTTGACCAGGCAAATGTATTGGAGTGGGATCTTGGACGTATCGAAATCTGGCTGCAGGAACTTGTGAAAGCAGCAAATATCCGACAGGCCAATACTTTGTTTATGCAGGCAGGAGGTGTATTTAATGCGTGATAGATTACCAGAACTGGGTAAGGCAAATCGTATCAGAATTACGATGGACGATGGACAGGCCATCGAGGGTGTGCTCTCTTATGCAGATAATGCCCGTCAGGAGGGCAGTGTTTATAGCAAGGGAAATGTACTGCCGGATGCAGTGTGCGTTGCGCTTGGTCTGAATACTGACACAGCAGAACCGAAAGATGCTTTTGAAATGCTTGCAGCACTCGCTGTAAGCGGCGGCGGCTCCGGTGACGTTGGAGAACTGGAGGACACCGCCCTTGAGGTTGGCACGATCACGAACGCCGGCGCAGGCTGGAACACGTTCAAGTTTAGGGAGGCGTTCGACGCTGCACCGCAGGTCGTCTGCCAGGCCGAGGACTTTGACGGCATCGTGCAGGTCAAGTCTGTTACTGCTGACGGGTTTCTGTACTGTCTGAGAACCCTATCGACCGGCAGTTACTACACCGGCGGCTCGTCCGGATCGACGCCGTCGCATAGCGCGAACACGCTCGTCAACGGAAGTATAACCACAGCCACAGCGGTGAAAATCCGCTACATGGCTATCGAATACGGAGGTGAACGGTAATGTTAGGCGTGAATCAGCTTGACTTTATCAACTACGCAAACGCCCTCAAGGGCAACTATAGAAAGGGCGTTCACAAGATGGAAACGCTGCTCGAAAATCCGACCCACGCGAAAGAGTTTGCGAAGAATCTCGGCGGCGTGTCCGTCGTGCTGGGTACGCCGGTAGGCAAGGAAGACCGCAACAGTGAAACGCTGCGCTCCATGCTGCTGGCTAGCGACGTGGCGAACGATGCCGTGCTGACGTGGATGCACCAGTTTTACGAGTTTACCGACTGGGACGATCTCATGGGCAATGCAGAGCGATGTAAAGAGATGGCCAATAACCCGCTGATCTGGCGTGCGGCCGGCGGCAGCAAGCTGGCGGTTGGCAAGTCCATCGCTACGCTGGCGGGCCTGTCCTGCACTGACTATGCAGACATCGACGCGGTAGCGGCTTCTCAGGTTGCTATGACGGCTATTGCATCCTCTCAGGTTGCTATGACGGCTATTGTTAAATCGCCGGTAGCAATGGCTGCTATGTGGCGCAGCGACACCGCAATCAAAGCATTGCAGGCCAACGCGACCGCGTGGAAGACGTTTACCGGAGCCACCAGTGCGGTCATGGGTAAGACCGTTGCAATCCTCGCTAATCTGGATCCGTCGGGCTATGCTGACATGACCGCGATTGCAGCCTCTCAGGTTGCTATGACGGCGGTAGCAGCCTCTCAGGTTGCTATGGCGGCGGTAGCAGCCTCTCAGGTTGCTATGACGGCCGTGGCGGCCTCCAACACCGCTACAAAGG